GGTACATTATCAGGGCTTACAGAATTTGGCGTTATCACTATGGGGGCTACTGCATTTGTAGCGACAACAGCCGGATCGGCAGGTCAATATTTAGTATCTAATGCGACAAGCGCTCCAACATTTCAAACAGCTACTCCTCAATTAGTTGTCACCCCTGTTGCAGTTGCAACTCAGGCAATGACTTCTAATCACAAATATATAGCCAATGATGCTTCTTTAACCACATTCACCCTTCCAACAAGTTCTTCAGTTGGCGACATTATTCAAATTGTGGGTAGTGCGTTGAACACAAACGGATGGAAAGTTACATACACAACAGGGCAAATCATTTGGGGGCCTGCAGGCTCTTCAACTGCTACTTCTGGAAACGCAGCTTCAGCAACGCTACCAGCACAAGCAATGAGTATTAGTTGCGTTGTGGCTAATACAACTTGGGTTATCACCGATAACAGCGGAACAATCACTTTAACATAAACAAAAACCAATAAGGACATGACCATGAAAAAAGATATGAAAGAAAAGATGAAAGAAAAAGTAAAAGAAAAAATGTCTTCCAAAGGCTGTGGAATGGGCAAGAAAGAACCAATGGGTAAAAAAGGGAAATAACATGAGTTATTCTGGGCAAGTGCAATTTCAAACATTAACGGCCGTAGCTGCTTCAGCGATTACGACTGGCTATGTGGCAGTGGTTACACTTGCCCACCCTACTATCGTGGCTCATATGAAGAATGGGACGAATGGTGATGTAGAACTCGGAATAGATGAAACGACCGCCAAATGGGGATTCCCTCCGCTTTCAGGAGCCGCGTACGATATACGCACAAACGCCCCACAAAATGATGAATTGATGTTAGCAGCCAACACAACCATTTATATAAAATGGAATGGAAGTTCTCCAGGAACGCCAACCGGTAATTTTTATCTCGAATTTATGCAGGTGACACAATGAGCCAGGCTTATGTTGGTGGAGTAACTGCTTCTGGTTTACCTCCAAGTGTTCCAACTTCTTTTGTGACAAATATCAACTCTCCAGCAATTCCAGCATCCAATGTTTTAGATGTTTTCGGTGGCAGTGTATCCACAAATAATAATAACGGCGTACAGACTGACGGAAGCAATGGAAGTAATGTTTTAACGATTGAATTAACAAATAGAATTTTGGGAAGCGTCACCACCACAAACGCAACTCCAACTACGTTGGCCACTTTCGCTTTAGGTTCTACTCCCGCTGTCTATACATTTGATATTCAAATCGCGTCTTTTAACGAAACAGATGTGAATGGAGATGGCTATTTTATAAGCGGATCATCCAGGACAGATGGAACAACAGCGTATCTTTGTGGAACGCCTGACAAGATTGTCAATGAAGAATTTGGAGATACAGCGGACGCAAACATGATTGTCAGTGGCAATAACGTGATTATCCAAGTCACGGGTATCGCGGGAAAAACTCACCATTGGCGAACATTAGCAACATATATTGAGGTGACATAATGGCTGGTTTTACAAATGACGTTGTTTATGCAAAAAACGGCGATTTTTCCCAAGCTGCATCGGTGAAAGGTCAGCTATCAAATGGTTTATTGACAAACGGTCAAATGTGGATTGGAACGACTACTCCGAACGTTGGAGGAACGAATATAAACGTTGGGACTATTACATCCCCCGATAGCAGCGTAACAATTGGTTATTCTTCTCCCAATATTACTTTGGAAGTAGCGGGTGGAACTTCAACAATCAAGACTATTACAGGAAATACTGGAGGAGCTGAATCGCCCGCGAGCGGCAACTTTAACTTTCTAACTGCAAATACTACAGTGAAATTTGCCGGAACATCCGCTACGGAAACTTTAGATTTTGGATTAACTAACCTATTTTTGGGAGATCCTGGGAGCAATCTTACAAGTGCAACATTTTCGACAGCGTATGGTCAACTTTCAGGTACATCATTAACCAGTGGTATTGCCAATTCATTTTACGGATATAAATCTGGTAACTCGATTACTACGGCTGTAGGTTGTACTGCTATTGGCTTCGCTGCTCAATACCTAGGGGTATCAGGAAATTATAATACATCGTTGGGCTATGAAAGCTTGTATGGCGTTGTCAGCGGGACCAACAATATCGCTCTAGGATACCTTGCCGGGTCAATTTACGAAGGAGCATCCAGTTCAAATATCTCGATCGGTAATTCAGGGATAAACACGACTGAATCCAATACTATACGCATAGGAACACAGGGTACGGGAGCGGGACAGCAGAACCGTAACTTTCAATCTGGTATTACAGGAGTTACTGTTTCAGCTTCAGCACCTGTCGCAGTTGATACAAATGGGCAATTGAGTAGCTTAGGATTTGGCACGGCTACACAAGTTTTGACTAGCAATGGCGCAGGCGTTAGCCCTACATGGCAAGCAGCTGGAAGTGGGGGATCATCTGTTTATTTTTCAGCTTATTTATCTTCTCCTAAAAGTAATGTAACAGGCGATGGCACACAATATACAGTAATTTTTGACACAACTACTTCAAATTTTGGGTCAGCATATAATACAGGAACAGGAGTATTTACAGCCCCTTCAACGGGTTTTTATTCGTTTTCTTTTGATCTTTGTTATTTAAATTTTAATACAGGTCAAACAGAATTAATTTCAGCGTTTCAAGGTTCAGCTTTTGGATTTAGAACTAAACAATTGGATTGGACCGTATCTCCTATTAATGGAACATTTATAGATAATGCTGCTACACAAATATATATGACATCCGGAGATACTTTATATGTTACAGCTCAAATGTCGGGAGGAAGCAAGTCTGTTGAATTGTATGGTCAAGCTCCCACAGGCTATGCAACAACCTGTTTATTTAGCGGATTTAAAGTGGCTTAATCATATATTAATAATTTTAATTCATCGATATGATACATTAGTTTGTCATGGGTGGGTGATGGAATAAAATCACAAATATCCATCGCGATTTGATTTATCTCATAGATGTGAGTTTCCATCATGAGCTGGTGCTTATGTTCGAAATTTTCTTTTCCATAAATAAGGAACGGTATAAAAAACAAACAGATTAAAAAATATTTCATAAATCCTCTTTTTGGGAGAATATACCATGCCCCTCGATAAATCCGGAAGCAAAAAATCAATCGGTAAAAATATTAAAATGGAAGAGAAAACAAAACCCAAGAAACAGGCAATTGCAATTTCTTTAGATGTAGCCAGAAAAGCTGGCGCTAAAATTCCGAAAAAATAAATAGAAAAAAAACATGACTTGTTTTAATCTTTTTTGATTAACCCAAAAAAGGAGATTTTAAAATGAATGTTAATAATAACTATAATCCGACACCATATTATAAACCAGAAGAACCAAAAGAACCAAAACAAAGAATGCATACAACTCATATTCCTGGCTCAAAAGGAACTGCAGGATACACTAGAACACGCCCCGAAGAATGGGATGACGTAAGCCAAGATCCGATGGAGTGCGCAGAGTGTCCGGACTGGTGTGCGATTCTGTGAGTCCGCTTAGACCGTATAATAGAGAGAGAGTGACTCTCTCTCTTGAAGAATATTTCGGGCAAAAAACGATTGATCGTATAATATTTTATTTTACAGAACTAATCAGTCGAATTGTGAATTGTGTTAAATATTTTTTTAATCATACTGATTCACTATCAGATTTTTTGCACATTGCTATTTTCAGTGTATCTAAATCATATTTAATTTCTTGATACATTTTCGTTAGTTCTGCAATTTTTCCGAACTGACTTTTTCGACTTCTTTCGCAGTGTTTTTTGAGATTTTCAAATTCTCTTTCGAGTCTATCTTGTTGTGGCTCAACGCCTAAATAAAGTTGTTTGTACATTATGAATTTTTGTGTAGTATGGATTTATAACATTCTCCTGGGGATGGGGAGTTAGTCGTTTTTCTCCCCATCCATTTTTAATTAGTTGTGATGCGCCAGCTTATTGATGACTCTTTTCTGTAATCTTCAAGATCCGTCCCTTCTTTTATCGGTACTCTTGAATAATCCACTGCGCCTTTTCTCACGATCCTCGCTAGTCTTACGCCGGAACCCATCGAGTTCTTCTCTTGTGAAAGTAAAATTAATGTGTGTCGCAGTTCGCCTTCTCTCTTCTCTAAATATTTTAACTGTTTTGTAATCGATACCCATTCTTGCGCTGTCTCCGTCCAATTTTCATCATCCCTATTTATATAGTCCCTGTCGGTTAATTTAGGCGCTATAAAGTCGTTCATGCACGAGTAGAACTCAAGTTCTTTCTCGCGCATTTTTGAAATATATTTCTCATCGCGATTTACTTTTATTAAAACATTATCATCATCGCTGCGATATGAGAAATAATATGCCATGTCATAGCCCGTGCAGTCAAGCTGATGTTGGATTTGTGGATAATATTTGTCCGGTACTCTGCCCGATATAGCTATGTCGTGATCCGCTTGCCCAGGGCGTTTGATCTCAACGATAACGTGTTGGATTTCATTTATCCCATCCAGAGATGCCATCATAAACTCATGAATGGGATGAAAAACAACTTTGGGAGAAACGGGAATACCCGTTTGTACAATGAAGCACAACCTCGCTTCTTCTTCTCCAATGATTCCCCGTTTCATAGCCTCCGTTGCTGGACGGCCTTCAGATAGCCCTAATTTCTCGCACCAAAGCGAATAGGGTGTTGCCCATGGTGATACACCCATAATGACCGGAGCATCGCTAGCGCCAATCTTTGTGCGTCTAAGAGCCAACCATTCATCTGTTTGTTGTATTAATGCGCTCATTCTGCTACCTCTTCTAACCGTAAAAGTTCTAATATTTTTTTAAATGCTTCTGGATGATAGATTTTTAATCTGATAAATACATTTGATAAAGCTTTATCCATCGCGTATTCTGTGCTACACCCTTCACATTTTTTGGCTATTTGATCCGCATATTTTCTCGCGTATTCCCAAGATTCCATTTTATTTCCCTTCTCTAATTCTACGTAATTGACCTTCACAACATTTCACAGTCGTTTCGAGATAATCTTTTTCGATCCTCAAATCTCTAACCATGTTCGATAAAATCTGTATCGTTAAAGCCGGGGCATTATCCCCGGCCATTTCTAGCCATTCACCAAATCGTTCTTGAACTTCATGAAGAATTTGATTCATTAAGCCACCGCAAAAATATCTTGATTTGTGGCGCGATATTCATCGCGTTTCGATTTGACAGCTTGTTTGATGCGTTCAAACATCGACAGCGGCACATCTTCAATTTTTTTAATGGACTTCGGAAGTTTGGCTAGTGTCAACAATAATGATTTTTGATATTCCGGATCACATTCATCAAACATTTCTTTTAATTCAGAGATGTTTTCAAAACTTACACTTGGATTTATGGTTTCGTTTGTCGCCATTTCCGTATATTCATTCCACTCTTTTGAAAACGGATCGGCATTAGCAAACAAGGCATTCAAATTGCAACGTCTTTCATTAAAAGCATCTATAATATCTTGAGAAACTGGCTTGTGTGGAACAGGATTCAATGCATATTCCGTATCCACTCCCTCTCCGGATTTCATGATTTTAATATCATATCCGAATGGTGCTCCCCAGTCCGCATCTTTACAAAGCGATTCAATGCTTTTTCGGATCGTCGCTTGTGTGATCTGCATGATCTGAATTTCATTTTCATTGTAATTGAAAACAACAAACGCCCAGAAATGCCTGACTGGTTTTTTTGCATCATATGACTTCGCTGGCTTCTCATTCATCGTGTAACGCACTGGTTTCTTTTCATGCCAGTCCTCCCATCCGAGAATGGGTTTGGATAAGATGCGGATCCGGTTCTCGCCTTCTTGCAGCTTTGTGTAATAGCTTGTGGATTTTGGTGCTGTGTAATCTTCTGGTAAAAAACTCATTTTATGGCTCCTTGTTTGTGTTATTGTGTTAATTGTGTAAGATACTGATTGTTAAATATTTGCCATTCTTGTATGAGCGGCACAATAATTGATTTTTGTTCTTTTCTTTGAATTTGTATTTCATCACCCATTTTCACATTCAAATAATGACACAGCTCTTCTAGCTGCCATTCAAATTCGTTTATGTCTAATGGTTTCTTTGAATATAACATACCAACGATTGATTCAAGAAATTCTTTTGCTTGACACAATACGTTTTCTTTTCCACTACACGATTTGCATTCATATTCGTCATGCATATCGTCAAATTCATAATCTTCGTACATCTTTATGGCTCTTTTTTTGTGTTATTTGTGTGTTATTGTTTTTATATTTTAAATGGAAATGTTGTCAAATTTTCAAAGTTTTCTTTTTGTTCTTCGCTTAACATTGCATATTCCCAAACTTTAATCGCCCTATTCAAATTTTTATTTATATACTTTTTATATCTTTTCCATCCGTAAAATGCTGCATTATGTGACATAAATTCGATGTCTAATTTTTTCATAATTGTTTTTATCATGATTAAATCTGCTTGAGCTTCGAAAGATTGAGCTTGCCCGCTCTTGCAATAATCTTCATAACTTTGAATAGTCTCTCTTAATAAGTTTTCGTAATATTGTTTTATTTCTTGTTTTTTCATTTTGTTTCCTGTTTTTTTATTTACTAGTCTGTCGTGTCTCATTTTACTTTTCCTATTGTTGGCGTTAACTGACTGCTCGGCAGTGTATTTATAATATTTATTTACACTTCACATCGTTTATCGCCCCATTTTTTTTACAAGTAGCTAACCACTTAAAAGGACTGTTTTTCTCTCTTCGTAATTTGTCACGAAGAATTTTCAGTTTATCAAAACAATCTTCTTTCGTGATGTCATAATCCCACATAATATCCCCATTTAGATTTTCGAAAGTGTATCCAGCATCTTGGTAAACATGCCGAATCAACAATGCAAAGTTTTCGATTTGTTCATCTGTTGCATTCGCTATTGCGTTTGCGCCGATTAATGATTTCCAGTTTTTCATTTTATTTCCTTGTGTTGTTTGTTGTTTTTGTTTTCATCTCTGCCGCTCAACCTGCTAAGCTCGATTGTCTTAGTCACCAGGGAGACTTGCTTTGATAACATCAATATATCATGAACACATCATTTAATGCAAGCGATTTCTGAAAATAAATAAAAATCGTATCCTCACAGCTATTTGAGAGAAAAAAAAGAAAATCTTTGCGAAAATTTATAGAAGGGGATTATTGTAATTGAATAAAACAAAAAGGGCTGGCAAGGAGCCATCCCGCCAGCCACAAATAACACATTAACTGATTAGCCCCCACCTTCCAAGTTGTGGTTAATCAATAAGAATAAACATGAAAAGAACCAAACCCCCATTTTGTTTTCACTCTACGAGAATGAAGCCCCTTTCTGTTACCCGCCAATTTACAATACTCCAACAATTCATGCAAGAAATTATGACAAAAAAAAAGAGGCATATCTCCGATAGATATGCCCCAAACACTTTCTTAACTTATAACAAGCGATAAATCTGAATGAAAAACTTATCTTTGTCACGAGCGATCTCAATTTATCAGCTTGTGCATTTATTAACAACTAAATTTACGGAGCTGAAAAATGCGTGATCTCCCCATTCCCAACCCACGTTTTACGGGTCTCTTTATACCCGCCGAAATTTTAGCCATGCAAGAATTCAATTCAAGCGACTGTATGCTACTCGCATGGATTGATGCGCTTTATGACTCCGATTACGAGGGTTGTTATGCAAGCAATGCCTATTTTGCTCAAAAAATGAAACTGAAAGAAGACACTATTTCAAAAATGATAACGAATTTTAAGCGACTGGGTCTTGTTGAAGAAGTGAGCTTTGACGGAAGACTACGGGTTATTCGAGCCTGCAAAGAAAACTGGTTTAAAAATAATAATATACAAGAAAATAATGAACAAGTCAATCCTAGGCAGACTAGGATTAAAATCCTAGGCAGGGTAGGAGAAAAATCCTACCCCTCATATATAGATAGTAAAGAAGAGAATAAAGATACACACACACAAGCGGCTAGCGCCGGTGGGGGTGGGGTTTCTTCTTCTTCTAAAAATGACAAAGCTTACACAAAACCCCTGATTTCAAAAAAAGAATTACATCTTGACTGTGTGATGCTGACTGCTGATGAGCACGCAAAGCTTCTAGAGCTCTACGGTAAAGAGATACTTGAATGGATGCTTGAGACGTTGAACTGCTATCTCGGCAGCAGTGGTAAAAAGTATGCATCGCACTATTTCGTTTTAAAGAAAAATGGTTGGGTTTACAAGCGCTATCAAGAAGAAGTCGTTAACAATCCGTCACTTAAGAAAAAGGGTGAGTATCAACGCTCTGGCAAGCTTGTGATTGAAGCCGATAGATTGACTCAAGCGACTGAAAGAGAAAGATTTAAGACAACTTTGACAGAAGCAGACAGGCAAGCATATCTCGCAAAATCAAAAGCAGCGTGTGATGGAGATAAACCGAAATGAATTGGGACGATTTTATCACAATTAATTCAATAGCAAAGACTTACCACAAAGTTGCGATTGACAAATTAAATATTTATAATACTTCTTGCACAGATTTTCAATTATCGGCTATAGAGTTTATGAGAAAACCTAAAAGTTTAATTTTACAAGGCGATCCCGGGCGTGGTAAGACTTTTTTCATGTTAACATTGATAAAAGAATTATTTAAAACCAAAAATCGTCCGCTGCATGAAGTGCGTTTTATAAATGCTAGTGATTTAGATGAAAAAGTTAGCGATGAAATTAAGAAATTCAATACGGCAAGTTATTATTTGAATACGTTGATTGATGTGCCGTTTTTATTTCTGGATGATTTTGGAGTTGAAGGCTCAAGAGAGAAAGCGGAAAGAAATTATTATACGATTCTTGATAAGCGTTTAGCGAATTACCGACCTACTGTCATATCAACGAATTTGACAGATACAGAGATTTTAAAAACTTTTGGTTCGCGTATTGATTCACGACTTAAGCAATGTGTTAAATTAGTATTTGAAAATGAAGACTTAAGGAAACCTGATGACTAGTGTTTCGTTGATTTTGACAATTGTTTTATTAACTATGCAGATAACGGGTTATATTTCAATCGCTTGGGTTTGGGTATTTGCCCCTGTTTGGATTCCTTTAGTTTTTGTATTTTCTGTAGCTGCAATTCTTTTGATTGTAACACTCGCTCTTCTGGATGGGAAATGAAAATTATAATTCCTGGAGATCCAATCTCCAAAGCTCGACACAGAACTTTTGTACGAAATGGATTTTCTCAAACTTATGATCCACAGCACAGAGAAAAGAATTATACAAAAGATTTATTTAAAATGGCGTTACGTGAGGCAATGAATGACAAAAATGAAGAAATCGCTGTAGAGGCCTTTAATTTGAGCCAGGCGCGATTATTTCATTTATCCATATCTTTTCACATGTCAACCAGCGTTAGCGACACGGAGGCCCAAAAGAATGCGAAATTATGGGGTTTTGAGCCATGCAACAAAAAACCCGACTGCTCAAACATGTTAAAATTCTATGAAGATGCAGCAAATGAAGTTCTTTATCCCGACGATGCAATGATCGTTTCTGGAGATTTTAAAAAAGTATTTGACATAAACCCACGAACTGAAATAAATATTATGACATTAGATGAATTAAAAATTGCACCGAAATTTGAGGCAATCATTAAATTATTTGGACCAGAACAGTTAACGGAGTTTTTAGCCGATGTTCATCGATTTGATTCAATACCTCCGCGAAAAATGGCAGAAATTGGAATCGTGGATAAACGAGACTGGCTATCAACCACCGCCGTGCTTTTGAGCGATTTTGCTGGGAAATATTCTAAAGTAATGCAAAAGATTCAAAAAATAAATGGGTACGAATTTGTATAGAAATTTTATGCAACCACAACTTGAACCACACATTCTCGCTGTTGTCAATGCTTCAAATGTGGCATGCGAATTAGTCGAACTCTTGCCTGATTGCGATATCGCTGAAGAACTTAAAGCAGTATTGAACATTCAACACGAAATTTTATGTGAGATGATTCACGGTCGGCATTTCGGTTCTGCGTCTCTAGACAAATTTTTGCGTTATCTCGATGAGACATTAGAAAACGCGGAGAATATCCGAAAATGTCAATAAAGAAAATATTTGATAAACTTCCTCAACAAGTGGGTAAACAATATGGACTGGGAAGTAAAAGACTATTTCCGTATTCGCTCGTAGAATATGGCGATAATGGCTGGGCAGATGCAAATAAATATTTACCGTTGGAATATGATTTAGTTTATGTGAAATTAAAAGAAAAAATACTAATGGGCTGGCGCTCGATGGGTAAGTGGATTGGATTAAGGTTCGATAACGAGCCAGTTTATGCATGGAAACGTAAAATTATCGAAGAGTGTCTATGAATCAACAAAAAACATAATAAAGGAGCCAGAAAATGACTTGTTCGACTTCCGAACCGATAATGACTTGTTCGCGACCGATTCCGGAAATACCGGAACAAACGGATGAAGATCCATCAAAATTTAATCAGCAACAGCTAATTATTTTTTTAGAACAGCGTTTAACAGAAGAGAAACGTGTGCATAATAATGCAGAATATAATATTCCTGAATTACAAAAAACAATTGACGCACTTAAGGCTATTGCATGAGCATTTACGATGTATGGATCGAATTAACTAGCGCATTTAACCAACACGAAGAAAGGAAAGAAAACATGATGGACGATTTAAAATCATTATTTAAAAGAGAAGTAGCATTGCTACAGACAACAAAAATATCCGCAGCAATTATCAATCTTTTAGCAGAGTTTAACGATGCAAACGCTGCGTCAGTGAACAAGAAAAATGCATTTATTGATTGCTTGATCTCTATTCTCGAAGAAGAAAAGACACAAATCCCACCCGCAAGTAAATAGATGATTGAAACCGTTGAAATAAAGAAATTGAAATTGCTTGATCGCAACCCGCGTACGATCACGAAAGCTCAATTAGAGAAATGTAAAGAATCGCTTATGCGAGATCCTGATTTTCTCGATCAACGTCCCATTTTGGTAAACGTCATTGATGGCGTTTACCATGTTTATGCTGGAAATATGCGTGTTAGGGCTGCAAAGAAGCTGGGTTGGAAGAATATCATGTGTTCTGTCGATCATGGATTACGGAAAGAAACAATTCAGCGGCGCATAATTCTTGACAATGCACATTTCGGAGTTAACGACGATGATATCTTGGCTGCGGATTATGATATTGAGCTACTTATTGATTGCGGGTACACCGAAGAATCTTTACAACTTGATGTGGCAATTGACGAGAAATCCATTGATGTCGATGAAAGCGAAACCGCCAAGAAGATAAAATATTGCCCCCATTGCAATGGGGAACTGTGAGCACGTATGACTAGTGGAATTTCTTTTAAACCCAAGCTGGAAGATATCACAGAAGTTTTGACGCACAACAATGGAAATATTAGCGCAACAGCAAAACACTATAAAGTATGTCGAGAAGCCATTTACAGGCATATTTATAAATTTCCATCTTTAAAACAATTATTGGAAGATTTGCGAACCGTTAAAGATGAAAACTTATTAGATTCTGCTGAAAGTGTGATTGCGTATTGTTTAAATCTGCGGGAAAAGAATACAAAACTATCTTTAGATGCCGCGCGATATGTTCTCGATAACAAGGGCAAGAAACGCGATTGGGGACAGTCAAAAGAAGATAGCGATATCCGAGGACTTGTGCAAGATAAGATAAGTGACGAAATATCAGTTCTTTACGATCAACAGAAAAAGGTATGAGGCATGTTAAATGGCTTGGACATTTTTACAGGCATCGGAGGGATTAGCTTGGCTCTCAAAGACTGGGTGCGCCCTCTCGCATATTGCGAACTGGACTCCTATTGTCAAGCAGTCTTGCTCTCACGAATGGCCGATGGTTCTTTAGATGAAGCGCCAATCTGGAATGATGTCACAAGTCTTGACAAGGCTTGTCTAGATATGATATTATCTCTCAAAAAGGAGAGTGATAGTATGTCCGGTAAACTTAAAAAGTTAACTGAAGAACAGGCAATTCAAGCAATTAAAAGTTACGATGAAGGAATGTCCCTTGCCGACCTAGCCCATATTTATGGAGTTACTAGGCAAGGAATGTGGGATTTAATCCGAAGAAGAACAAATTTAAGATCAAATAAGCGTTATGGAAAAGATAATCACTTTTACAGGGGCGGAGCCAGAGCCGACGAAAGAGCAGGAAAGATACTCGATAATGCTCTCCGTTATGGAAAATTGCTTAATCCTGAAAAATGTTCTTGCTGTGGAAGTGAAGAACGATTCAGAGATGGAAGAACCGCAATCCAAGGACATCACGACGACTATAACAAGCCCCTCGATGTGCGATGGCTTTGCCAAAAATGCCACCATGAATGGCACAAACACAATGAACCAATCAGATTTACAGGAGAGCCGGAACTCACCGAGGATGTCGATATCATCTTCGGCGGGTTCCCTTGAACATGCCAGGATATTAGCATTGCAGGACTTGGAAAAGGCTTGGCAGGAGAGCGAAGTGGATTGTTTTTCGAGATCGTGCGCTTGGCCCAAAAAATCAAGCCCAAGTTCATATTCATTGAAAATGTTCCGGCCATTACTTCCAGAGGAGGACTCACAGTCGCCATCCAAATTGCCGAAATGGGGTATGATTGTAGATGGTGTGTTATATCCGCTGCAAGCGTTGGAGCTTTACATCGTCGCGATAGATGGTTCCTATTGGCTTACTCCAACCACAATGGATCATCTGCCCATCAGAACTGGGGAAGCATTAGAGAGAAGCCAATATCGGGGAAAATCAACAAGCAAGAGAAAGACGGCTGGCAGACTGAACGAACAGCTAGCTTATCTTCACATGTGGCCAACACCAAGAGCCAGCGATCACAAAAGAGGCGACTCCCCTTGCGAAAGAAAGAGAAACTCACCAACCCTATCAGCAACGTTGAATATGGAACTTGGGACGAAGAACCAGAAAGTAAATTTGAACTGGCTGGAATGGCTAATGGGTTACAAGATCGGACACACAGAATTAAAGCCCTGGGCAATGCAGTGGTTCCAGCTCAAGCCCGAGAAGCGTTTATGTTGTTAATGGGGTTGAAATAATGGCTGCTATCATTCTATCAAAGAAACAAGTCCAAGCACATGAAGAATCAAATGCTCGCATAAACATCTTTGAAGGTAGTGTCCGCGCTGGTAAATCTTACATCGTTTTACGACGATTTCTTAAAGAAATAAGAAATGGCCCTGAAGGGGTCTATGTTATAGTAGGTAAGAGCGAAAGAACAGTCATGCATAACGTCATCCAACCCCTTAACGGCCCTGACTTTATGAATGGAACCATCAAATACAATAGGGGTTTGGGTGAGTTTACAATCTTTGATAAAAAAGTCTATGTGGTAGGTGCTAATGACGAACGGGCCGAAGGAAAAATTAGGGGATCGACATTTGCGGGTGCGCTCGTTGACGAAGCAAGTATCATCCCTGAATCGTTCTTTAAGATGCTTTTATCGCGTCTATCCGTTGACAACGCAAAAGTATTCGTTACGACTAACCCTGACAGTCCCTTGCATTGGCTTAAAACAGATTTCATTGATCGCCGAAGTGAACTTGATATCTCGGTTTTTAGATTCGTACTTGACGACAACCCATCTCTGGGACAAGTCTACAAAGATAACCTTAAGAAAGAGTATAAAGGACTATGGTATAAAAGATTTATCTTGGGCGATTGGGTATTGGCTGAGGGTTCGATTTACGACTTCTTCGATACCGCGTTACACGTTGTCCAAGCGCCGAAGACGTATGCTAAGCAGTTCTTTGTCGGTATCGACTACGGTACTACAAACCCTTTCGCTGCCGTACTCGTGGGATTTAACGACGATGCCCATCCTGCCATCTGGGTAGAGAAAGAGTATTATTGGGATTCGAAGGCAATGGGTTTTCAAAAGACCGATTCCGAATATGCCCGAGATCTCGAACGTGAGTTTGGGGGCTATCCCGTCACTCTTTATTATCTCGATCCATCCGCAGCATCGTTCGAAGTAGAGCTAAAACGCAATAAGAAGCCTGTGAAGCAAGCAATTAACGATGTCCTTGACGGCATTAGGTTTGTGGGTTCTATGATCGCTCAGGGCGATCTAGTGATATGCAAGAAGTGTGTAAATCTTATTAAAGAGATGGAATCATATGTTTGGGACTCTAAAAGCGTCAAACTTGGCGAAGATAAACCATTAAAGCAGCACGACCATTCAGTAGATGCAATGCGATATGTGCTTTATTCGCATTTTGGGAAGCGTAGCACGCTTAAAGAGTACAATGCGCATGAATCATACGCCAACAGCCAGCAGCGCAAATGGGCGCAAAATCCAATGGAATATCAGGGCTACACTAACTCGTTTGGATGGCAGCGCATCTAATCGCTTCTAATAAATCAGTGCAAGTTTGTCGATGAAGTGTTTTAATTAATTCTTTACATTCATCCTGAAGATCTTCTTCATTTTTTGTTTTTCTGTAATCTTCATATAAAAATAACTCTGTCTTTAAAATTATTTGTAACTTTTTTAATAAATCGCCGTTTTGCGGCTTAATCAAACCTTTTTCAATAGCTTCTTTTTTAGTCATATATTTCATACTTTTCTCCAATATTTTTTGGGGACTACGAAGGACAGTTTGGGAGTTGTAGGATTTGCACCCACGAAGGCTCTATGCCATCAGATTTACAGTCTGCTCGCTTTGACTACTTGCATAAACTCCCATTCAGTCACTCGAAAAACTTAGAGGAAGCCAGAATTGAACTCGCGGCTCTAGCTTATGAGACTAGTGAGTTACCTTTACTCTATTCCAAAATAAAACAAGGGGCGTCCCCCTCGATTTGTAAAGCAATTATATAGCCCGAAATTAATAAGTTACGATCTTATTCAGGTGCTATATTTGCTACTTTACAAATAATTATCTTTATTATTCTCAGATTTATATTTTATTTCCATCATTTTCATTTTGTGCTCTAATCTTTTACAAATGAATATGGCTACTGATGTTCCAAAACACATTCCCCCGCAAATACATAACAATATTGGACAATCAAAACGGAAATAAAAAAACATCATTCCTGCTAGAGCCCAAAGAATCATTTTATCGGAATCATTCATTCTATTTCTAGCATCCCAACAATGGAATTTAATTCATTACTGATGGCACGTGCTACTTCTGGTCTTACCACTGCATCAGGGCTTAACTCTGTTAAAGTTTTTATAATTTTATCGCGTGCATGGACAATGTTCGCCTGCGCTTTCCCAATTTTTTGCATCCATGCCATAAACTTTTTATCTTTCTCTGCGAGATAATCTTGTAATTCGTCCATAAAATAATTATACTTCCTTGATTTATTCTTCATATTCATCGATTTCTTCATCATGCGAATCACCCATACAAACATTTGATAGATCTTCGGTTTCTTCAATATAGCTTAATCTGTTATTCACTTTTTCTATTACAGTGCAAATATTTGATATTGACGATTCTAAATCTTTAAAATTTCCAGGTTGTTTATGGAATTGCGGAATATTGTGTTCCAACTCTTTCATAATCGCGCGTATGTTTTTGAATTCTATCAAAACATTATTCAAAATATTTCTTGCTTCACCTATCCGCATAACCCACTGGACAAAGGAACAATCATTTTTTGAAAGAATGTCTTTTAATTCTCCGAAACGCCTGATTTCTTCTAACATTTTTGTATCTATCATTTGGGTAAAGCCTCTATATTTTTGCGTAATTCTGCAATATGATTCATGTAATATTCGTTAAATGTATCCAAATCGACCACATCTTTTCGGATTTCACCATTCAATGGATTCTTTCCAGCCATCAAATCTAATAACATCAATGTAGTCATATTTGGAATTAGATCGGTAAAATTCATATCCCATGCTTGTAAAAATCCAGTCAATGCGTAAACCATTTCATTAAAAAGCCTTGCATTAATTGAGGCCATTAAGTCGTGGTAGCCATTTTCATTTGTTTGACTTGGTTCAATTTCTAATTTACGTCTCATTTCTGATTGCATCTTTACCATTATTAAACGATAATTTAAATGAACGTATTCGCTAAATTCTTCTTGCTTTTCTTTTGTGTCTTGATATTTTTGAAAGTTATTCATAACCAATTACCCCACTTTCTTAAATAAACCATCGTTTCATAATATGGATCTAAGCCCAATTCTTTCATTTTTACATGATCTTTTAGTATTGCTTCATGTTCTTTGCGTCCATTGACGTTAAACTCTCTTCGAGGAATTTCATGTGTTGGAGGGTCAATTCCACCAAACAGTTCTTCCATTAATTTTCCTTCCAATAAAATGCTGGCATGAACATTTCGAATACTTCTTTTGCTAATTCATCTTGTTTATCAAAAATTGCGCTTATTTCGGCGTTCATCGCATTTTGTAATGAAAACGAGTTTTTACCATTTGCATGTATCAATTTGTGCGTAATAGGGGTTTTAATGAAGGCGTGCCATATTTTCCTAACATCATCCCAAACAGTTGGTATTCTAAGATAGACATTCTCTTTTCCATCAAGATGCAAACACATTTCAATATAACTATCTGTTGATTTTTTATTCATAAAATCACTCTAACTGGTTTATTAATTGGTTCGTAATGTTCATTCATAATGCTGGCGTTAACAAATTCAATTAATGGCAATTTAAGAGAATGTCCTCCACATTCATGAATGTGACCGAAAACATGCAATTTTAGTTTCTTAAATTTATTTCCATCTAAAACCATATTTCTTAAAGAAACGCTTCCACATGATTCATAACCATCTTCTTTATGCCAAAACATCCCATTATAACGCTTTAGTTGATCTAGTATACCATGAAGGGGGCTATGCGTAATGAGAATATCAATATCGTCGGGAAACAATGCCCATTTCTCTGCTATCTCTTCATCAGTTTCAACAGTGAAAGCTTTGCAATGGGGATTCATATTAGGAAAGGTCTTAGTCCAGGGAGAGCCCCAAATTTTAAGCCCTTCAAATTCACATCCTGAATCACATAGATAATCCAGGTTATCTATTTTCATTGGTAACCATCTCTTAAGATGATTATCATGATTGCCAGCAATTAAAATTATTTTTTTATAATCTTGATTAGCTAACCAAATCGCAAATTCCAAATGTTCTTGAACAGAATCGCGAGATGTTAAATCCCCTCCAACGATTAATAAATCTCCTCCTTCTAAATGTGGATAAGCACCATGAAGATCGGATATACAGTCAATAATCATTTATTTTTCTCATATAAATAGGTTCTGATTTCGCAAATTCTCTCTTTATAAGCCTCAGTAATTGATTCTCCTCTTTCATCTTGATTGATTGAGTTAACAACACGAGTTAATAAAGCTCCTAATTCAAAACCTGCACTAAAATTATCACTTCTTACATACGCATCATGAATCTTTGATAGATCCATTACTATGCTTAATAGAAATTTGTTCCGCTGTTTCATATCGTTCCTTTATGGCTTTAACTAGTTTTTTGCATATCCATACTTGTCTTCTGTTATAAGAATCCCAAGATTTATAAAGTCTTTTAGTTAATCTGACTTTTACGCATAACTCTTCCATAATGACCGTCCATGTACTCGTCTGTTTTGAGAAGGGCCACTCTGACTTCTTCTCTCTGATTTGGGTGAACTTGATCGTCGTTATAAAGTTTCCCTAATAAATCAGTTAATTGTTTAATGCTTTCTTTTAATCTATTGTGTTCTTGTCTTAGTTCAACTATTACACGCCTGCTTTCTCGATGTTCTTCGTCCTTTTCATCATAAGCAGCTTTCCAATCCATTTTTATCCTCAAAAATATTATTTACGAGATTAGAATCTAATTTTCTAAATTTCTGTATAAGCGTTAAAATAGCTTCTCTATCTTTTTCCATCCCTTTTTGCCCCAATCCGCGCATTGCAAAAATCTGCGTGCGAATACAAATCCTTTCAAGAAACTCGCGTTCTTCTTCTGTTAGGTCAATTATCATTTAAATACGTTTCCATTTAGTAACACCAATTAAATGTTCTTTGGGTTCTTCATCATCATTAATTTTCCATTGTTCCACATAATGACAAAATTCTAAGATGGATTCTTCAATATCTTCCGGAATTTCTTTCTTTAATTTACATGAAGAAAATACAAATCTAAATGTAACATCATGCCATTGGGGTTCTTCATCCATATCTTCTTTGCAACAAGATGTTTTGTGTCCCCAGGCCATACATTTTTCGCCGTCTTGAGGCAGACCTTGTAATATGCTATATTCTTGAGTCATTTGTTTCCTTTATGAATCTACACTTGTAATTTTTATATCTCCTTGAGGACCATTTTTTACGAATGAATCCAATTGCTTAACAATCATTTCTATTCGAAATTGCAAATTAATTTTTTCTGATTCATCTAATTTGTGTAAATAAAATATTCTATTAAAATCAATCATATAATTAGCAACTATTACAGAAAGAGAAAGTTTGTCTTGAGTCATAAAATACTCAACTAATTTATCGATAATTTCTTTATTACTTTTCATTGTAAAATTACATGCTTTTCAGCTAATGTTTTTAAAACAATTTCAAGGCCTTCTTCATCTAAATCAATTTTCATCAAATATATTTATCCCAGTTATTTTTTCTATATTTTTAATTAAGCCAATAGAGCAATTTTTTGCTGCTTTTTTAATTTCTTCGGGTTCTTCTGTGACTAATGTTAAAATCAAGGTTGCATGTATCCAATTCATTGCGGAGAGAAATATATTTGGACTTGTAGAATTTAAAATTGGCCCTAAATTTTTAATCATTTTTTGGCAAGTCTTCTCTGTTTCTTCTATAATATGATCTGGAACATTATTTGTATTATGTAAATTAATCATCTTTAATTTCATTTTTACCCTATTAATATGAGGTCGTCTTTTTTTGGTTCTAAATTTGCTGGAGTTGGATTAAATGGTCTTGTGAGAATATGACGACCATTATATGTTCCATAGTCGGCACAAATTAAATCACTCGGAATCCGAACCACCATCCTTATATGTTCCTCAATGGAATCGCAATCAAATAAAAAATATGAAGTTTCTCGGCATCCTGGATTCATCAAACAACTAAAAAATCGGTTTTCAATATCGGTATAAAAACAATTCAATTCGTGTAAATTCCCATAGTCGTGATGCAATTGTCTTAATTTAAATTCGTGAATTGCTTTTTCCATATTGCGTGAATTAACAGATGAGTAAATTCGATGCCCCTGATATGAATTCTGCTGTAAGTATCTAAAATCCGAAATGATTTTGAGCCATTCTTCTTTATCTCTTGAAATCTTTTTAATGGCTTTGCGTTGAGCATTTCCAGTCTCTCCATCTTTGGTTCGATGAAGAATCATGATTCCGCGCACCCCATCTTTAAACATTTCTGGCAATGTATCCAAATCATCAATCAACATCGTTTATCTCCAATTCTTCTGCATTTTTTTAGAGTAGATAATTTATTCATTTTTTACTTGATCCCAGGTAGTTCCTAGAGTATCCAAAAAATATTTTTTATCTTCTGGAAATCCTTTAATCAGGACTACTGCCAATAATGCCAAAGCAAGATTTGGTTCATAATTTTCCAATAGACTGCATAATTTTTCTGCTAATATTTCAATATCTTTCAATTGATTTTCATAAACTTCATTTATCATTTTTTAATATTTCCCATGAAAATTTTATTAATTCTAAAAATTTTTCTAGATTTCCGTCATAAGCTTGTAATATTAAAACTATTAAAGCACCAAATGAAATTTTCATATCATGTTTTAATAAAATAGGAAGGATCTCATGCATTATTTCATTAATTTCATTAAATATTTGTTCTTCGCTTTTATCAATTTCCATTAGAATTCCTTTCCTGTTTGGTTACAATCAAAATTATCATCGGTTGTCCCATTCATTAATTGCCTCGATCACTTTGGACTCATCCCCATCAAATTCTTCATAGGCTTTTCGGGCTATCTCCATAATGATTTCGTGTCCAAATTCTGCTTCTTTTTGTGTTTGGTAACGACACATCGCTTCTGTGCCATTTTTAGAAAATATCATTGTTTCAAAAAAAGAATTGTTAAAATGACGCAACCCCAACCAAACAGTGGAAATGAATAATTCTCCCACATATTCTTGTTTTACAATTTTATATTGATCATCGGATATTAAATCCGACCACTTCATCAAGTCGATCAAAGTACCTTCTTTATCTCGATACAATCCGCGTTTAAAATCATCTAATCCATTAAAGTGGTTCATCATTCACCTTTGGCATTGTGGGTGCTTTCCTCCAATGGGTAAAATGGCTAATCAACCCTCCACCATTAAGAATCCATTTCTGAAGAGATTGGTTGTAGTAACCGATATCCATCGTTTCCTCTCCATAATATGGGTTACAAAATATCACCGTTTTACCATCTGTGGGAGCGGGATATATAGCTTTTTGTTTCCATTCCATTTTTATTTATCCTTGTAATCGGTTTCATAAAATCCAGTCCCCTTAAAATGCACGGCAGTTCCACCACCAGGCCCACGATGCATATTAGACTTTCCACACTGGGGACAAATGGGTAACGTTGTATCGTTCATCTTGTGCATGATTGTTTGTTTATACGCACATTCGGGGCATTTGTATTCGTAGGTAGGCATTTTTTTTCATTCTCCAGTTTTTCAATGATTGCATTTACGACCCATGAATTTCTAGACATATGGGGAATCATTTTATCCAACTTCTTATCTATTTTTTTCACAACGTCTTTCGGTAATGAAACAATTATTCGAAATTCTTTTGAAGTAATTTTATCTAGATCTATTTTTTTTGCAGGCATATAATCTTATTGTGGGGTTTTAGGTTCATAATTTTTTAATCTATCAACACATTCTTTTAAATTATTAGTTTCTATTGCATATTTTATATCTATCAAATTATCATTCACCGTAATTAAATCTTTCCGGATACATATCACCCAAGAAAACATTAATGAAAACGCTCCTAAACAAGCCGATGGATAAATTTCCATGATGGTGAATGCGACTATTATGATGAATTGAAATAACATCAACCAATCCATTTTTTTATCAAATCTTTTACTATGATCGGGGTCTAATTAATCTATTTCCATTGTGCCTCCTGATTTGCATTGATATATATCAATCATACGATTAATATATCAATAAGAAAAATAAAAAGGAGTGAAATTTATGAGTGAATCTAAAACGTTTGCTGCTCATATTGAGTTTGTTGTGTTATTGGTAACACTGTTGGGAGGGTTCTATTTGCTGGATGGTAAAATCGAACGCCAAAGTCAAAGAACCGATACGCTATACGAAATGTTTATCGACCTAGTGAAGGAGGGGAGAAAATGGAATTCATAGCAATTTTTGTGGGGGCTTCTATACTGTTTTCCCCAATGGCTGCTATATGGGCAGTAATTTGGTATATGTGCCAAGATTAGAGAAGTAATGGAGCTATTGAATGAAGAAACTTAACTGTAGCCGCTTTTCCTCCCAGTTTTTTTACGGTTTCAGACTTCATTTGTTTTTTACCAATTTTTTTTGCGGTCTGACGAGCAGCTTCAGTAGCCTCTTCACCTATTATTTCAGAAAATAACTCAAAGTTATTTTCTTTGTTAAGAAATTGATATAACTCATTTCCTGTAAATTCTTTTTCTATATTTCCGTCTCGTAAAATACTTCTCATCTTTTGACGAGTATTAATATCAAAAAGTTTTCGGCCCGTTTCAGTTCGACTTAAATCTTGACGTAGTTCTTTAATGCCTGATCGACTATTTAACATGTTTTGAATATCTTCGGGCTTCTTTTTAGCATATTTAGCAGCTGATTGTTGAGCTGTTGTAATTCCTTCGGGTCTGGCTGCAAAATTGGGTGATTTTTTGGCTTGATTGAAGAGATTTCTTACTTGCTGAACTTGTTCTCCCGATACACCTGCAACAGATTCTAGATCTCTTAAAGCCTGATTGAATTCTTTTGTATCTGCTTTTCGTGGATTCTTTAGAAATTTTCCAACTTTCTGTTCAACAATACTAGAAATATCGGCTTTGGCTAATTCCTGGCCACGAGGGGAAAGATCTAATACATGAGAAACTTGATTAAACTTATCTGGATTCTGAAGTGATTCATAAAGTTTGATATAATCATGATTAGAAGTATCTCTAAATGGTCTTATATAATCATTATCAAATGTGTTTGCCCATGATGCATATGCTCTTCTTGCCTCTTGATTAGCTGCTACTGCCTCAAGATTTCCAGTCGATCTTGCACCCTCTATGGCGGATGTTTGAATTTCTTCAATTAATGGACGAAAGATGTTTTTGGCTCCTCCATGTTGAAAATCATAATCTATAATACTTCTTAAGGATTGAACTTGATCTATTAAAGCTTGATTATTTATAGGTCGATATCCCCTTACGTCACCTTGAGCATCTCGAACCGAAAGAGAATTACGAATGTTTTCGGCTGCCCTTAATAATCGTCGTTGAATATCTGAAGGTTCTGGAATGCGTTCAATATTATTGATTACTGTAGTTACATAAGCATCTAATTGAGGATGAATAGTTTCTATCCCCTCATTTAATGCCCTAGATCGTGTGTATAATTCGCTTACGCCCCGATAAACTTGTTGATCTAGATTTCGAATTTCTTGAATATTTGCAACACCACCCTCCGCAGCATTTCTATAACGATTTGGGGAAAATATCGTTCTCACTTCTTCTTCTAATTCCAATGGTGTTCTAGGTGGCCTTACTGGTAAATTTTCTGCTCCGCGAGAAACGCGATTAGTAAGATTTCCTCCTCCTCCTCCAGTATCGCCCCCACCTGGAGGTGGTTCGTCTGGTGGAAAATTAAGATTATATCTTCGTGGCTGTCCTCTTCTTAATTCTTCTAATGCCTGTTCGGCAGGCTCGTAACTGCTTTTTGGAAGACCTTCTCCAGTTAATTTACCTTCTAATTCGCCCGCTTCTTTATTAGAAAAAAAGCTTTTTGTTCTTTGACCGATTGCATATGGAATTTGAGATGCTCCAAGCCCTACAAAATCGGATGCACCTTCAGGAAGCCCCAATGTTTGCAATCCTTGGGAAACGGTGGGAGCTGTAACAGCTGCGCTTCCTTTTTGCAACAAACCACCTTTGGCGAATCCTCCAGCTGTGCTTCCAAGGCGAATAATTTTTTGTAACTCATTCTTAGGGGCTAATGGCACTCCATATTTTTCTTCTGCTATTCTCTCTAGATTTCCTTGAGTTGGGAAATATTGATCTATTTCGTTAAGTGTTTCTAGGTATTTCTTTTTAAATTCCTCTTGCTCTTCTTCTGGGATATGTTTAAGAAAGTCATCCATATCACTGTATGCAGATCCTTGAGCAATTATTTTAAATATATCTAAAGGATAGGTATATGCTTGGGAAACTCCACTAGCTACTTGCAATCCAGTTCGAGCAGCAGTTTTTCCCCAAGATTCTGATTCTTCCCCTTCTGGTTTGTTAGCATTTTCATATACTTCTTCATCTTCTGGAAAATTCCCCCAATCTAATTGCTCATGCGTTTTCATTGGTGGCTCACCAATAGAAAGTTTTCTAATTATTGGTTCTACTGTATCGGTTTTTTTAAGAGATGGTTTTTCTTCTATAGGTTCGTTTTCTTCCTCTTCTTCTTCAAATTCATCCCAAATGTTCTTTTTCATTCGGATAATTTCCCCCCAGCCTTCAGAAGTTCATCAACTCTATTTTTTGGAACTTTTCTTCGTTTCCCATTTGGATCAATCATAATAACAGTTTTTTCACTTTCAAGGCGTTTTTCAAGTTCTTCTTCAACTTTATCTTCAAATGCTAAAGGACGTAAACCTTTGTTTTTTTTCTTTATATCTCTGGCAATTTCAGCACGCAAAATATTTGGCTTTGCATATTTTTCAATGATATCGAGAATTGATTTATTAGCTTTTGGATCTTTACCAATTGATGGAAGTTTTGATTCCAAAATTTTCAAGTCTGCATCAGATAAACGAACTCCAAAAACTTCTTTCCATCCCTCTAAAAGAAGAGGCATAGCAGCTTCAAACTGTCCTTGTTCGGCAGATGTAAAAGCATTAGATATTTTGTCTGCTATCGGTCCCAGACCTCGGAAGATATTAGAAATAGATTTGGGTTTAACTTTTCCTGAAGCTATGGCATCGCGGATATCTTTAATTGCTTCCACTTGTTTTTGAGCGTGTTTATAAGATTCTCTTACTTCTTTATCATAATCGGCAGATTCTTTGTGAAATGCAACTTGTTCTTTTCTTGCTTCTCTCTCATCTTCTACACGTTCTTTTGGAGTTCTACCCACTTTTTTAACAGGTGTAGGATGATAGTTTTCATCTTCTATTTCATTGAAATCATTAAAATTAGCAGGTTCTTTTGTTTGCTCTGGTTGTTTAATAGCATCCGGATTTTGAGTAAGGAAATTACCAAGAGATTGCTGTAAATCTTGGGTTCGTTGCATATCATCTAACAGAAATGCAGTTAATTGAGTTTTTCCCCCTTCCGTTAAATATGGATAAATTTCTTTCGCTTGTGGGCCAAAAAATTTCCCAAAAGCTTCGGCTTGTTTGGTTTCAAGGTCATGATCTTTTATTTTCTCTTCTTCTTCATTTGCATAATCCAAAACTGATTTTCGAAGGCCTGGAGTTTTGATATTTTTTGTTTTTACTCCATATTCTTCTTCTAATTGCTCAGCTTCTTTGTCGAGATCTTCATTTTCTTGATTCCGTTTTGTTTTATCTTCTTGTTGTTTTCTAAATGCATCAATTAAAGTTGCTCGTGTGTCTTCATTAGTTATTCCGTTTAAATCTAACCCTTTGGGTGCAAAATACTTGTTTTCTGATTCGCGATATTGATCTTCGCGATTTCTTTCAGATTCTTCATTCTCATTTTTTAATGTGTTTTCAAATAATTTTTGTCTTATTTGAGGATTTCTAATACCACTTGTTTCAACCCCATATTCTGAATTAGCTTTATCCTCTGCTTCACGTTCTTCTTTTTCGAAATTTCGTTTTCTTGTCTCTTCTTTTTTCTTATAAAAATCTTCCAATAAATATTTTCTCATTTGTGGATCTTTGATGCCTTTTGCATCAATTCCAATAGATTTAAGATAAGCGTCTTCTGCTTCACGATCTTCAATTTCATAATTACGTTTTCGTTTCTCTTCTTGTTCTGATCTCCAATCTTCCACTATAGATTTTCTAAGAGCTGCATCTTTAATTCCTTTTACATTGATTCCTTTAGAATTGAAGATTTCATCTTCTATGGCTAAATCTTCTTTAGCGCGTTTGGCTTTTTCTTCGCTTGCTTTTTGTAGATTATGTGCTTGCAATAGAGATTCCCGAAGTTTGGGATTTTTAATACCTGAAAGATCCAAACCCTTAGATTTGAATGATTCGTTCTCTTCTTCCAATTCTTTTGCAGCACGTCTACGATCTATTAATCCACCCAGAGCATCTGGTAATGATTTTTTCAAGCCCTCTGAAAAAGAGGAACCAAAAGATTTTGGACTGTCAATAATTTGAACCATTATAAACCTCTAATGCGGAAACATTTTTAATAATTCAGGCAATACAGCGGCGAGAATTCCTCCAAAATCGAACCCTTGATCTTCTTGTTGCAAGACATTTTCGTATGGTTGTTTTCCCAGCAATTGGTTGGAGAATCCCAAAAGATCTTGAATGGCTTGATTTCGCACACTAGCGCGTTGTCCTTGAAGATTCTGGGCAAGTTCTCCACCAGCACCAGAAACAGCATTTTGGAAGGCTGATGAGTCTTGAGCGCCGAATTGGGAGAACTTAGAACCTATTTGCCCAAGTGTCTTGTTAAACGCTGCATAGGCTGGAGCTTCTTGTTGTTCAAAAGAGGATTGATCGCCCGATGCCAAACCAGACAAATGGGAAAGCCCAGCGTTAGCCCCTCCACTGGTTCCACCAATAAGCGATTGAAATAGTTGTTGCATCTGAGGAGTCATATTAGGTAATTGCTGCAATGAATGACCAGAGATGTTTTGATTACCTTGGGCGTATCCAGTAGGTGAACTCATGAGAGCCTCTTAATTTAAAAGATATTCTAGTACTATATTACCACTAACGATATTTGGAGAGCTAGACTCAACTAAAATTATTATTTGAGTTGAGGTAACACGCACATCAATTGCCGCATTCGTTCCGGCCGAAACATAAGGAATTGGACGGAAATCTGGCAGTGCAGTTACGCATGTCCCATAAATCTTGGTACACATTGTAATACCAGTGATTCCATGATTTATTGCAAGTGGTGTCCCAGCAGTAATTGCACCAAAAGGAAATGATTTACGATATGATTGCCGTTTTTTTAATGCATTTACTGGATCAATGGAATACCAACGCTCTCCCGTCACGATTTGGATATTCTCAAATACGCCGATAATTCGAATATTTACAGCTTGTGCGATTTCGATATAAGATTTCACCAATTCAGGTTCCAAATTTGGCAAGTTATTAACCGGAAATTGACGAGATGTAGGCAAATAAGGCTGATTCTGTTGGCCGGAAGGGGTTGAAATCGTCATACGAGTATTGGCCCTGGGTAAAGATCAATTGCGATCGCGTGAATTGTGATTTCGGCTTCTGTAATGGTGTTATTTCTCATTTGCGCATCATTAAGAGAAAAACCGATTTGAACCGTATCTCCATTGAATGAATTGCTCATACGATGCCAGATCTGCGCTTGGCTCGATTCAAAAGGCTTTAATGGATCTGGTGACGACAATAAAATATTCGATTGGATAAGATACGCAAAATTTGGGTCGCTGCTGGGGAAATTAGAGTTTTGCGATGTGAAAATATTTGCTGTAAGTTGACCATCTTCCGCATTATCCAACAAATAACGTTGAGTACCGATTCGTGTCTTTCTTGCTGATTCCCAATAAATTGGGAATTGTTTTGTCATGACATTTATGTTGGTCAGTCGTCTGTAAACCCCATTTCCAAGATATGTTCCAGTAGGTGGATTGCTTAATTGCTGACTGTTCAGTTGTAAAGTAAATGTATTTGTCGCCCCTCTTGGAACGGAAATCAAGTAGACTTGCTCATTGAGATTATTGACGCCAATCGCATTGAAAATTTCGATATAATCGCCATCATTTAGACAATGATTTGGTGAGGTTACCAAATATGTGGATGTATCAAACGCGGAAATGTATTGGGAAATTGCTTCGTATGTTCCATCATCTTTTATTAAAACGAAACCCTGTTGAGTGCCACCGACGATGTGAGGATATCTTGCTCCCGTAGAACCAAAATTCCAAGGATCTGTCCATGCTGCCCATGTGGGATATCTTTGATTAAGGGTTGCCCATGTTGTGTTTTCTGTATATCTGAATGTTCCATAATGGGTGAAATTCTCTTCTAAAGTAGCCCATGTATTATCGCGATAATTGTATAATAATGTCTTTGAATTAAAAATATTATTTGTTCGTTCTTTTGGAGGATATGAAAAATAAATGAATTCATTGCGGTAATCTCTTATTGCTGTGACTCTTCGGTTTCCGTTATTCAAGGAGGAAATGTCAAAGACTTGATCGGGTATTTGCAAATCAATTCTTTGGGCGCTTACTTGCGTTGTAAGCGCAATACCGTAATCGCCGATGGTAATGGCCCCTGTATCCAAATTAATGCCAGAGAACGTCGATTGTGAGCCTAATTCGCTGTTGATAGTTTGATAAACGAATGGGAGGGTATCATCACCAGTAAATAATAATTTTAATTGCTTGGATTCAAACCCTGTCAATAAAACGTCTTCGTTCTCTTGAATCGTGACAATATATTGCGAAATTGGCGCCCCAAGAAATCCCCCAAAACCAGCCACATTTTGAAACCATGCCATTGCGTTGGATGTTTGATTTGGCGGCACTAAAGAATTGTAATAGGGTGTTCCATCTTGCGAATAAACAAACCGATTAGGATAAGGAATTGGCGTAAAGTTCCCATTACCAGGCACAATGATTGGCCCAAAGAAAAGTAATCTATTTTTAAAGGCTACAACAGCACGCGCACCCACAAGATAAGGAGGGTTAACAGAATTAGACAATGGAGGAGCAAAATTAACCCATCCTTGATTTGTGGTAGTAGGATCGCCATAATAAAACTTGATTCCGTTCCCTGTAGTTCCGGTTGAGTTTGTTAGCAATTGAAAAAGTCCAACATTAGTGACGGTTAATCCAGTGCTATTCAAATCAATGGTGAATGTCGTGGAATTGGTCACAGTCACACTAAAGGCTAATAAATTTATCCCTTGGGCAATAGTTCCTGTGACTTCATTAACAAAAATCATATCCCCTGTAACCAAAGGATTAGCCGCATTAGTAACAAAAGTGGTGACAGTTCCAGGGGTTATACTCTTAGGGATTAAGTAATTAAATCCGGCGACTTCATTACATGCCCACATTGAACCCGCCCAATTGGTCGTCCAGAATTGCTGGTAATCAGCGCCATCCCATGTGAATGGCAATCCGGTGATAGCGTAAAATGTGACATCATAGAAATTACTAGTTGTCTGGTTGTATTGATAGCTGTATTCGGTATCAAAAGCGACCAAGTTGGGAAAATTTACTCTCCCAACTTGGAAGTCTTCCAACCCCATGACAGGAAGGTTAGGAAAGTATGAGAATGTGGCCACAACGGCAGTCGTCGCCAATACGGGAGCGGTTTGAATGGTAATTACTCCAGTGGCGTAATTAATTGCTCCAGTTCCAGCACCTCCATTGGAAAGAACCCCATTCGTGTCGGTGAATGTCTGGCCCCCAATCACAATAGAAAACGATGCAGGATCAAACGATGACAAGGCATCTAGAGATAGAATCGTGATAATGTTCCCAGTGAATAAGCCAGAACCATTTGTTGAACCCAACGCAACGCTAGTCTCCCCACGTTCCAAGCGGCCAAGTAATGATGTCCCACGCTTCTTTCGCAATCTACCACGCCAAACGAACATATTATTAAGCACTGGAAAGGCATCATTATTTATAAGAAAAGGCTCTCTGTCTGTCTCGTAACCTGTTGAGAAATTTGAGATTACTAAAGAGCTGCTCATTTAAACACCTATCGCAAGATAAAATGCGGATACCGTCTTTAAACTGGAAATATTGCTGGCTTGTCGCGCTTGAAATTGCGTTAATCCATTCGGATTCATTTGTGTTCCAATACGTGTCAGTGCAGGTGGATTTGGCAACAAAATCGATCCTACGATTGAAAAGAAAGTACTTACAAAAGGAATTGGCAAATCAAATGTTTGTGATGAGGTGGTTAATGACAATTCGCCGAAATTTATTTTAATTCCCCAGGGTGTTAATACCCCTTTTCCATTCGTATTAGAAGTTGAAACGATTGGAAGATCTGTTAATTGCTTTTCAAAAGATGCGCCTACATTATTTTGAAACCATAATTGAGCTGCAAATTTCTTAATCATGTCTTTGGGGTCAATATATTCTTGCGATTTTGAATAATAAGCAGAATATGGCGCACCACGTTGAGGACTTGTATTTGGCCCTTGTGATAATACATCTGGGAAAAAGTTCTTCTTATGGAACCCATAATTGAAGTTTGGAGAGTAAAAAGCTCCTGAATTTGGAAAATATGGCGCTTGAGTGCTTGCATTTACGGCCATTGAAAACGTGTTGGCATCAATAACCGTAACGGTATAAGGGCCGCCATTAATCGACCAAGGGACTAAAACATCGCCAATCAGACTGCAAAAATGGACAATATTGACGGTATTCCCAGATTGAAGACCATGATTTGGAGATGTACATACGCATGGGTTAGCACTGGTGGCAAATGTGACAGTGTTCCCAAAAGCCACATGATCGACCCCAAAAGAAGAATTTATGATTTCAAAATTCATCAAGAAATCATCTTGCGATTCATTTGGGATATCTGGCGGTTGTGGTGTTCCTGGGTTATAGGGTGTCATCAATATCCTATAACGGTGTAATAATATAAATTGCTTGCAGATGGAACGATAGTCATTCCAATTCCAGTAATACCTGTTATGATGGGAGTAGTCAAACCACCAGCCGGAGGACTTCCATTCGATAATTGTGCCGTTAAAATAATGTTATTAGTCATCGGAATTGCAAATGTTGCGCCTGTTCCAGTCGCAGCAATTGAACCCATATTTATGGTAAATCCCCAAGGTGTTACAACCCCATAATTAGTCCCTAATGTTACTATGGGTAGATTTGTCAATTGAAAGACTTTTAAAACGTTTTCAAAAAACAAAGCCGGATTCCCGTCAGGGCCAACTTTTGGATAAACAGCACTTTGTAGTCCTGTTACAGGTGGATCACTTGCCAAAACATTGGGAAATTGAACCATTTTATGAAAGCCATTATTTCCACCAGATGTCAAAGGGATATGATTGACCGCCCAATCCGCATTTAATTTCCCAAAGTTTCCAAGTAAATCGGATTGTGACGCTGTTGGGTCATCATTGGCCTGCGGAATATTCGGATTAAAAGTCATTTTTTAGACCCTTTTTTGACAGGTTTACCAAGACTTGGATATTTAGAATGGACAGCCGATCTTATTCCCGAAGGATTGGGGGCATTATGGGCATATGACAGGGCTGATTTGGCTCTTTTTTCTGTGTTAATTGGATAACTGCCTTTTGGCGCACCGCCAGCTGTGCCAGCAAATGATTTTTTGTCGACGTTCTTGTATTTTCCGACATTCGATCCCCCTGGTTTCTTTTTCATCTTGGCTTCTTTTCCGCGAGGCACTGACACCCCTTTTGCTATACGTGGCATATGACCTCTAATATTGGGTGTAGTTATACGGATTCGGCCCACTCACTTGGTTGAAGATGGTCGTTGTCCGTGTTGTTGTTAATTGTCGGCTTGTGCGCCGGAGAACAAGATTTTCTTGCTCTTTGAAAAGTGGTTCATAGAAAGCGAATTGGTCATAGTCCCCATTGTCTGAGAGGATCTTTCGTGCTGCCCCCCTAGCTAAGTACTCGGCCATATACGCAAACGGCACAGACGAGCCTGTATTGAGAAATTGGGCAGGTGTAATGAATGCGTCGAACTGGATTTTATATGGTCGATCTGGCACTGGGTAAAGTTTGATAATATTATTGAAAAATAAGGATATCCGCGGCATCCCTGGGGAATAAGGAGATGTTTGAATTGTAATGGGAGAACCAGGCAACGTGTTATTACTGAATTTGACAGAACCTAACCCAGTGATATAATTAATTGTGCCGGCAGCAATTGGAGGACTAGAACCATCTGGAGCAAATTGAAAAGATTCATCAGTCTGAATAAGATTCCCAAAGCCATCATCGACAACAGTCATTTGAGTGTTATTGATATCAAAAGCATTGATAAACACATAAGGAAGAAGATTACCAAGATCATCAGTCTGACCTCGTAAAACTGGTAAGCGTTGTAGCATGATAGGAAATGGGCCAATTGTATTATCTCCCTGAAAAGGTTGGGCATTTAGAACCAATTCGGGAAAGACATTATAAAATTGTTCATTGGATTGAAAACGTCCAATCTGCACCCCATCGCAATAAACTGGCCCCTCAATCAATTGGTAATTCTCATAGGGCAATTGATATTGAAAGATGTTCGCAATAGTCTCAAAAGTATATTGGCGCTTTAATTCAAACAATTGAACACGTTCGGACATATCATAGATATAGAAACGATTGATATAATCCCCGATCAATACATCAGAAATGGATTGATCGGAGTTTTCTTTAATCAAACGTCTAACCCAAATAATTATGTCGGACAATATCCCACCAGAAGTGGGTAATAAAGCGGTCATGCGAACGCTCCAATGGCTCTAAATTTTCCACGGTATTTTGTGGCTGTTGGTGCGAAATATTCGATCTGATCTCCTGGGCGCCATTTACTTTGTGGTTTCTCCACCATTGAAAATTCGTGATATTCCATGATCTTTTCGAGATGGTTGGCGACATGTCTAGGCACAAAGACGGGGACGTTGGCCGGAATCTCCCACAAACAGTCTGGATCACCTGGATAAAGAGATAACCAGAAAGTGAGAGCCTCGCCATTAACAATTATGTTCTCGAACATACCCTTGACATATTCCCATGCGTGTTTATGTTCTCGTTTCAATTTCTCTGGAAGAGTGCCAAATCCCCTAAGTTGTCGTTTTGGTTCAATAAACACTGCATTTTCCAAAGCGGCCATTTCACGGTTGGATAGTGGCTTATCTTCTTCAATTGGTGCTGGAGACAGTTCATTAATTTTATCTACATCCAAAGCATTCATATCTTCTTGCATTTGGATAACTTTATTTACTTTTTTGATATCATCTGTTTTTTTTGTCATGGATTGTCCTTATAAAACGGTTGGTAAATAGGCCCCTGGTATGGTTTGATATGTTGGCTGCACAGCTCCAGGCGCTAAATATCCACTGTTGGCATCGCCAGCAGGGATCGCAAGTGCAGGATCTAAAACAACGTTTGACGGCACAGAAGGCACAAAAAACGGATCGAATTCTGTTGAATCAATCGTCACCATGATGGCAAATTCTGATGTGGTGACAACATACCCCTTTAGTCCATCCAATTGACGCATTCCATAGGCTTGTGGAATGGAAAATGCCACAAGTGAGCCATCAACAAATGAATGAGGCAAAGCGAAGGTCACAACCGTTTCTTGGCCTTGTGATATGGCGGTTATATTGCAAATGTAAGGCGTGTAAATCTGTAGTCCCATAAGCCTCCAAAAATGGGGGGATATTAAGTCCCCCCAATCCGTTATTGATTCGAAATCAATTCGGGGTAAATAGCTCGGTAATGCCACACATCGCCTGTATTGACGAGAATGGAAGAACCGATCAGTACGCCTTGATAGGTGTTGGTTTGGTAAGCTCCAGGGATTGTTAAGCTTGTTAGAACTCCACCTGGGGCCAGTCCGCCACTGTTTTGATCTCCAATTGGAATAACTTGTGGAAAATTCAACCCAACAGCCGCCTGGGCACTTGTCGGATACGCAAAAGCAGTGAAAGCCGAACTGTTAACGTTGACTGTCAATGTATTTGCTGTTACCGAAATGATATAGGCGGTAAATTGTGGATTGATTTGATCCTGATACAAGGAATCCAATTGGAACATTCCCCATTGTGGAGGAATAACAAATGCCACTTCTTGCCCCACCACCATATTGTGATTGACAGATGTGGTTAGAACTGTGTTAGCCATAGAAGAAGAAATCGCAGTTATATATCTTAAGCCTGGCAAATACAGATTTGGGTAAAGAATTTTCTTTACAAAACCGGCCGTTGCAGCACTTGCGAAACCAGACGAATTCACATCAATAGTGAAATTGTTGGCATCCACCACTGTTTGAACGGTGTATGGAATCCCCGCAATTTGTAGCATTGCAGTTGTGCCATAAATCAAGACCACATCCCCCACGGAATAACCGTGAGATGTGACGGTCACATTGGCTGCACTTGCTTGGGTAACAAATGTGGTCGCCATCGATTTAACAGGTCCATATTGTGGAGATCCAGCACTAATGAATGAGAATCCATTAGCCGACAGAATGGTTGGTGTATCCACTCCCCCAGAAGAATTCGATTCAATATAGGCAGTCCCTGCTGGATCTTCTGCAAACCCGATTGCTCGGATTATTTGAGAAGCAGTTGCCCATTTGGTTTTATTCCACATCTCAAATGAGACGGGCTGATATGGCAGTTTAACTGTCTGAGCAGTTCCCCCGGCTACGACAGTTACCGTCCCTTCGGCTATTTTATTAAATTCGCTCATATGTACCTCCTATTAAGAAACTTGAGTGCAGCGAACGTTTCGGAGCCATGTTTCTTGCAAGAGTGCTTGTGCTTGCGCGAATTTAACGCCCAAAGTTCCATTCAGTGCCAAAGGCCCAGAGAAGATTGGAGGTCTGTAGAGAAGTTGGCTAGAATAGCCATCTTGGTCGATGTGAGCGTATGACTCACGAGCCACGGCCATGTTGTTGTAAACATCATTGCCATTCATGGAAGCACCACGCTGGACAGCAGATTCCGAGCTTGTAAATATGCGGAAGTTCAATACCGCCCCATATTCGCTGTAAATCACGTCGTTTTGATTGGGATAATTCCAAGACGATGTGAATTTATCCAAAGAGTCAAAAGTGGGCTGTAATTCTGTGTTTGTTAAAAAGAAATAAGCTGCCCGAATTGGTGACGACCCGAAACGATCCTCGCCAAGTTTTCCGGTTAAGAATTTAAATGCGTTGGCTGTATCCAAAGCAGAAGCCACATTGCTTAAATCTCGCAATGTCAATTCTGTTGGATTGTCTCCGTCCTGTCCGCCCTTACAGTTATAGACGGACGAGCTTGAGAGTAAATAATCTCTCAAAATGATATCTTCAGCCTGTCTCATGGCCACACCGAGTCTTTCGGTTACCCATGAAAGTACGGGGTCTTGATCCTGGATCACGACCTGTTCGTTTAAGATTACAGAAGTTCCATAGAAAGCCATCGCACTGTCTATGATTTCTCGTGTAGCGACCTGAGAAGGTGGCTCGATACCTAGATTGCCCAATTGGACAATTGGTGGTTGCAGTGGGACAGGGCGCAAGAAACGCATTGTGGTTCCACCACCACGGGGCATTGAATACTTTTCAGCAGGGATAATATAATTGAAATTGGGTGTAGGCACACTCAACATTCCAGGCGCAAGCGACTGGAGGATTGGAGCTGGCAACTGCCCAGTAGTTGTGATAGTCATCGTTCCTCGATTGGTTAACGGTTTTAAATCAATCCAGAACGCTCTGGAATGACCTTATTTCCGATAACTACGCAAGGAAGCCCCAGACTATCTCTGGGGAGCGCCGTTACCTATGGGCCTTCGTTGTGCTTCTTTAAGCTTTGCATATGCTGAATCACGGGCTGATTTAGATTTAATATCAAAATCCATCGCTGTGGGTGTTCCACTGCCGGGAGGCACGTAATAGGGATTCTGTTGATTCTCTTCTACGCGTTGCTTAATTGATGTTCTATCTTCAACTTTGTTCGCTTTCTTGGCCTTTAGATACTCATAGGTCAATAAGCGCCGTTCATAGTCATCTGCAATCTTTAAAACACTGTTTACAAAGCCTGGGGAACTTTGTTCTAACTCGGCAATGTTTTGCTCTGTCATTACTGAATCGTAATCGCCAAATTGCGACTTCAATTTTGGTAAAAAGTTCCGTTTATCTTCATCTTTTCTGCGAGTCTCATAAGTCCGATTTGCGATCTCTTCCGCTTCCTTCTGGAAAGTAGCTCTATCTTTTTTACGGATAAGCTGAAGGCGTTCTTTATCAATGTAATCATCAACCCCATCCAGCGGATCTGGTTCTTCTTTCGAAGATTGGGCTAATTTCATTTCGTTGATTTGCTTTTGCAGCATCTCCCGTTCCATTTCCGCACGGATACGGGCATCTCGTTCAACTTGCTTGCTAGCTTCTAGTCTTGCAAAGTTTTCACGCGCCTTATCGCTGGCCAATTTTTGAGGCTCTACTGTCTCAGGTGCGGCGGCTGCCTGATTTATTACGCCATCTGTCATGTGATCTCCAATTGCAGGTGCGACTTCTGCGTTACGCAAAATTTAAATTTGACCACATATGCGATCATTGTTAAATTCAAATTTAAATTAACAAAAAGGGGAATATATATGCAAAATTTTATTTTACAGAAAAATCAAGTGTTGGATAACGTCGAATATTTCAAACAGAATTCGGAAGATGGTTATGTAAAAATGGTTGAAAAGATCATTGCACAACGACCGTTCGGTAAACATAAATTCTATATCCTGCAATTCGTCAAAAGAGTAGATGACAGAACAGGGACTAAGAAGATGCACCATCAAGCCCGTTTAACGAAGCCTGAGCCCTTCCCAGGCTCTACATTGTTAAGGGTAGACCCTAACCAGACTGAACAAGTAACAATCGTCTGGACGATCCCTAATCAAGAGAATTTTGGATTGTACAAATCTGGCAAGATGTTTGCCGATCCGTTTGTCCATGAATGTATTGAAAAATTCTTGAAAAGTCCGCAAGAATTAATGCAACCAATGGAAGGAGATTTGACAGAAGATCAAATGAGAGAGGCTTATAGGGAAATGAAATCAAGAAAAAAGATTATAAATTTATTTTGAATTAAGGGGTATTACCCCTTAATTCATTCGTGTTGGTGGAGTGCCTTTTTGTTGGCTTTCTGTGGGAATCATCGTTGTGAATGTTCCCATCTTTTTTCCTGTTTTACCACGGATTCCGACTCCATGATATGTCCCTGAATTTTCCATATGCCTGGTATTGAATGGCAGTTGAGCGGATCCGCTCGTCTTAGCCTTCATGATCCCTCGGCACTTTCATTTTTTTCTTTTCTGGAGGCATTGGTTCAATGGAAGATGGGTTTTTCTTACCCACTTTTCCAGCTTCGCCAACACCTCTATATTTACCAGCACATTCATAATTTCTATGGTCATATGCGGGTTTATTTGGTTCCGAAAAATCAGGTCTTTCAACGAAAGGCTCTTTGATTTCGTTATCCATTTTAATGCCTGTAATCGGGTTTTGCTCGTGCTTTATTTGCATCTTTAACAAAAGATTGCTGATCGCTATGGATATCTTCTTCTGTATCTGGATACTTAGAATTGGTTATCTCACCAACTCTTGGCAATTCTTTTCTATGGGCTTCTTCGGGAAAAAATTCTTTCGAATCTGGCTTTCCTGGCTTCATATCCATTTTACGGTCTTCCATTGATTTCATAATAAACCTTCCATTGTTTGTTGGTTTGGTTGTGCATTACCACTGTTTGGTTGTGCATTACCGTTTTGTTGTTGTGAATTGTTTTGCATATTTTCTAACAAGAAATCAGTAGAATGGGTTTCAATTTTCGCATCCAATTTCTCTTTATCATCGTTATCTTCTTGAATATTCCCCAATTCTGCCAGTCTATTAGCCGTCTTAGCTGCTTCAATCTCTCCATGCTGTGTTATGATTTCTAACAACTTTTGCAGGGCTTCCACTTTGTTTTTAAGGGCCATAGATTTGTTTTGCGTAATTTGAGATAAACGCTCTTCATATAATCCCACATCTGCTTTGGAGCGTTGATCTCGTTCTTTCGCCCATGTTAATTCGTTGACTGATTTTGCATGTAATAAATGCAACTCAGCTTCCATTTTCGTATGTTCAATTATCATCTGTTGATTTTGTGCTTCCATCTGGGCTTTTTCGCGTTGTTCCACTTCCTGCATGATCTCATTTTTGCCTTGAATGGTTGCGTATTGCAAAATGAATTTGGGTGGGATGATTCCCCCCAGCTCTTTATTGAGATGCAGCATTTGCATAAATTGCTGTTGCGCTTGAACCGTAGTATTAAGACCTTCCGAAACAAGAACGTCATATTTCGAGAACGTTTTGTTAAGAAATTCAACGTTCGGCTGTTTGCCAAGAATTCTTGCGATTTTGGCAGGACTCCATTTATTTTGTATGATCTTTTGTTCGAGTCTTCCAAGTGATTTAAGAACGTTATCCCACTGATCGAAATACTTCTGCAAAGTGACAAGACCAGCTCCTTGGCGTAACATAACTTCGATTCCGGTTGTAGAATCGTCGGCCATGCCCATAAGCTCTTGGTTGACGCCAGATGTACGGAAAATGAAGTCTGCCAATTGATTTGCCAATTCCATGTCTGAAGGTGGTACGGCATTAGGGATAATTTTTTGTATGTCTGTGAGAACATTTCCTTGCTTGACAATGATGTCACCACCATAACCACCCTCCTTGAGAACCTCTGGATTAACAATCGAATTCTCTATATACATCCAACCTGTATTTAAAGAACTTTCTGATATCTGGTGGTTCAAAATTATTCGACGATTCATCAAGAACTGCGTATCACGCATGGCCCTAGTCAAAGACCTATCCCGTAGGTCAAATTGGGCCACGTGTGCGTCATGGTTCCAATATACGGGGATCATGGGGCTTTCATCGAATCCCATAGGGTTATGGCCGATGTACATCATATATTCATTCAATACGACAGCGACTTTCCATGTGGGGACTTCAACTTCTATTACTTCATAAAAATCTGTATTAGCGATCATTTCGTCGAGATATTCGTCATTATCCGCATAGTCATACGTCATGCCGTCATTCTCATTATACAGCATCTTCTTCATGCGTTTGGACTTGTACCAGATATGGGAAAGCACTAAGAGATCATTTCTAGCCAGATTATAATTCTCTGGAAGGAAATAGAATTTTCCATAACGGTTTCCGTACCCACTCATAGTCATAATGAGATCGCGCTTAGTCTTAAAGCGGTTCATCGCTTCTTGCTTCGAGATATATTGCTGAGTCCACCAAAAATTACTGTCAGATCCATCAGGTTCACGGAAATAACTATCACAGAGAAATGAGTTGTATGGCCATATCTTCAAGTCCATCGTTCCATTTACCGGATCGTCAGTATAATCAAGATAGGGTTGAATCAAACATAACCCCGCGATAGCACTTTGTTCATATGCTATAGAAAGCTTTTCTAGTATGCCTCTATAGTTATTTGCATACGTCATTAGTTTTGTGAGATCGTCAGCGAATTCTTGTTTAGAGCCCTCGATGGGAGTGTAGTTAATAGACTTTCGATGTTGGCGTTGATAGCCAGTTACCATATTTATGGGCTGTTGAAGCAAATTAAAATGAAAATTCTGGAAGTTTTGCTGGGGATAGAAATTGAAATACGAATTTATAAAACGCTGCTCTCCGGCATAAAAAAGCACATCAATATTGGATTGATTCCATCTCGCTTGTTCAATCGGTTCAAATTTTCCGTATAGATTATCCATCCAAGTTTTTACGTTGGATTCGTTCGGCTCGGTATCCGTTTCCCACGGAGGAAAATACATCGGCATAGACATTCCCTGTAAGAGGCGTATATTCAATATAATATTAAATATTTGTCTTTATAGCAAAAATTTATAGAAAATTTTTGAGATTAAATAATATTAATGATAATTTTAAGTTGATAAAACAAGGGGGAATTATGTCAGGTTTACAGGTATATCAAGAAGGAGGGCAAGGGGTAGTAACCGCGCAATTTCCTCCGGTCGCATCTCCAAGAGATCCAATTTCATCAACTGTTAGTGCTTTTCCAGACATTGTTGGAAGTGATGGATCGCCTTATAATTTATTGCGTATGTGGATCAATACAACAACAAAATCCGTTTTCATGTATTTGGGACAAGGTGTTTGGGTTTTAATCAGCACCGGGACTGGAGATGTTACATCCGTAACCGGAACCGCTAACCAAATCTTTGCTAATCCGAATACTGGAGCGGTTATTCTTTCTCTTATCGGCCCATATACACCATCGACATATACTCTTGATGGAGTTTTATATGGTAATACAACAAGTTCAATCGGAGCCACAGTGGCCGGAACAAATGGACAGACTTTAATAGGAAATACAAGTCTCGCACCTTCTTTTGCTGCCATAGGTACATTATCAGGGCTTACAGAATTTGGCGTTATCACTATGGGGGCTACTGCATTTGTAGCGACAACAGCCGGATCGGCAGGTCAATATTTAGTATCTAATGCGACAAGCGCTCCAACATTTCAAA